TGCGTCCAGCGCCAGGCTCAGATCGAGCGCGCCGCTGTTGTGCCCCAGCGAGGGCTGTGCGAGTGCGGGGTCAGCCATGGTCGTCGTCTCCTTCGGTGGTGGATGGCGGGGGCGGGAACGACTGCGTCGCCACAGCGACGAGATCGGGCGTCCAGTCGAACGGCGTTGCTGCTGCCGCAGTGATCTGGCGAGCGACGGACAGCAACTCCGTTTCCACCTGCGCGCGGATGACGCCCGCACGCATGGGCATGCTGAACTGCTCATGGCCAGCGGGATGCACAGAGATCCTCACGTGCTGATCGCCCGATGCTGTGAGAGCAACCATGCGCGCTTGCAGGTTGCGGTAGGTCGCCAGCAGACGCGCCAATTCGCCGTGCCGGCTGGCGATGCGCAAGAGAAGGTCGGGGGGGATTTCCATGTGTTCGTCCTGGTCAGAATGCGGGGGGGAGCGATCCGACACGGATCGGCCGCGTCGGGTTGGCCTCGGGGCTGTCCGGTGCATGGATGCGCGCCCAGCGCGCTCTCTCGACCAGATACGCATGCTCGCTGGCGTCGATCCTGTGGCCGTAGTGCCAGATGCGGAACACGCCGTCGGCCAGGGCGGGATCGGTATGTGCGCCGCCACTCTGGCGCTCGCCGTCGATCGTCGCTGACCACACGCCCATCGCGTCGCGTTCGATCTCGGCTGCCACCCATGGGCCACCGCGCACCAAGCGCAGCTTGAAGTGGCCAGTCTCGGGCTGGTCGACGCGCCGCGGCGCTTGGCTGCGGTCCTGCGCCATCACAGCCATCCGAGGCAGAACAGGATAGCAGCACCTAGCGCGGCAGCCGCGGTTCCTAGGACGACGCCGATGCTCAGCAGCAGGATGAGCTGCGCGATTGCGCGCGACTCGCTGTAACGCAGGCCGCGCTGCGAGTGTCGGGGGGGAGTGTCGTGTGCCATCGCCAAATCCAGGGTTGATGCGGCGACGATAACTCACCTATAAAACCCTGCCAAGTGGAAACTTAAAAACCCCTGGAAACGAGAGCATGATGCAGCCGGATTGCGATCAACCAAGCGCGTCGCCGCGGAAGCGAGCCGGCGGCAGACCCCAGCGTCATAGGACAGATCCAGGGGTTCTGGCTGCAATCGCGGCTGCCAAGTCCATCGGCGCGCTCGCTGCGGCAGCCGGCGTCACGACAGGCGCTGTCTCTGTCTGGAAGCGCGTGCCGGCGCGCGTGGTGCCCGCGATCGCTGATGCGCTGAACTTGGCGAAGCACACGCTGCGGCCGGACCTGTTCGAGAGCGACGACCCGCCGATCCCGACCACTCCCCCCACCCAATAACGAGGTCCACATGGCCAAGCGACTGGATCACAACGAGTCCGGCGGGCTCGCGCCCGATACGTTCCTCCGGCTCTACCGCGAACTCCGGCAGGCGCGCGCGCCGATGGAAACCGCGATCGCCAACTATCGCGTCGCGCTCAAGCGGATGAAGGACGGCGGCGTCGACACGTTCGCGCTGTCCGTGCTCGAAAAGCTGACCAAGGTGGAGGAAGAGCAGGCCAGCCTGCACATCCGGAACCTATTCCGTTACGCCGACTGGACCGGGGTGAATGTCGGGCTGAAGCAGCCGGACCTGTTCGGTGGCACCGATGGCCAGGAGCCGACCGAGGAAGCCGTCTCGCTGTTCACCGACCAGAAGGCAGAGGAGAACGGCTACCGCACCGGGCGGGCGCGCGAGAGCGCCGACAGCAACCCGCATGAGGTCGGCTCGAGCCAGCACGCTGCGTGGGCGCGTGGCTGGCATCGCGGCCAAGGCGAGGAAGTGATGGCGACGTTCGAACCGAAGGCGCCCAAGCAGCCGACGCGGCGCGCGCGCAACCCGGCGTCCGACACCCGGGAAGCGCCGCCGGCTGACGCTGGCGCGGATGAAGCGAGCGATGACGGTGAGCAGATGGACACCAGCAAGGTGGTGCCGATCGGTCGCGGCGCGCGCGGGCGACCACGCGCTGCGGCTGCCACCACGCCGCGGGCGCGCAAGGCAGCGGTCGATGCTGCTGACAAGCTGACGGGCACGCCCGTCACCGACGGCCCGCCGGCGTTCTGAGCATGAGCGATACGGGGGGCATTCTCGCGCTGGACCTGTCGCTGACGACAGGCTGGGCGTATGGCGATGTGCGAGCGAATGCCCCCCGGATCGGACGGTGGCGGCTCAACGGTGGCCTGCACGACATGGGCGAGTCCTGGGTGGATCTGCAGAACAAGATCGAGGACTTCGCCGCGGTCGCGCGGCCGTCGCTGATTGTCTACGCCCTGCCGTATGCCAAGATACAGACGACTGCGCGCCTTGGGCTGGGCTTGGCAGCGCACGCAGAGTCGTCCGGTTGGCGGCTCAGCATCAAGGTCCGGGAAATCCCGGAAGGGGCTGCGCGCAAGGGCGTCCTGGGCCGCGGCGGCTTCGCAGAGCGCGACGATCAGAAGCGCATCATCAAGGGGTCGGCGCGCAAGAACGCCAAGGCAGCATCCATGTCGTGGTGCGAAGCCAAGGGCTGGGCTGTGCGCGACGACAACGAATCCGACGCATGCGTGATTTGGGAATTCGCGCGCCGCTTCGTCCTGAGCCGGCAGCAGTGGAACCAGATGGTGTGAGCGACGGCGACGTAGTGGTTTTCCCTCATGCGCAGCCCAGTGGGGATCCCGCGCGCCGGCTGGCTGACCTGAGAGACGCTCACCTCGATGCATTCCGCGCTTGGCTGCACGCAGCGCAGCCGAGCCGCGACGACGCGGAATTCGAAGCCGAGATGTTCGCAGCGGCTGCGCGCCAGATGGCGCAACTCTACAGCCGCGCGCCGAAAGCCTAAAAAATCTCTGGACCCATGAAGCCTGCGTGCGTACTTTCCCCGCGCGCGTCGGGCTTCCGGGTAGATATTACCTGCGTAGAATCCCCCACGTGCATAGCCAGGGGAATCGCATGTCCAGCGTGCATTATCTGCGGCCGCCAGAGCCGCCTCCGGATGCCTACTCCGAGTTGCAGCGCCAGCGCACAGCCATGATCAGCGCATGGACTGCTTGGCTGGCGACGCATCCAGCACAGTCGGATATTCATCAGGAGATCACCGGCACGACTGGCGCCATGCTGTCGCTGGCTGATCTGCTGACGCTGGCAGCAGAGCGTCGCGGATGAGCGCAGCCACACGCCCGCCCAGCACTGGCGCGGGATCCTCCATACTCGGCCTGTCGCAGCGCCTGCCGCCGACAAACTTGCAGGCGGAGCAAGCGCTGCTCGGCGCCATCATGGCGAACAACAAGGCCTACCACGCGGTCGCTGACTTCCTCCAAGCGGACCACTTCGCTGATCCGGTGCATCGCGCGATCTACACGGCTGTCGGCAGGCTGACTGCCACGGGCGGAGTCGCGGATGGCGTCATGCTGGCCCGATACTTCGCTGACAGCCCAACGCTCGAGGAGGTCGGCGGAACGAAATACATCGGCCAGCTGCTCGGCGCGATGGTCGGCATCATCAACGCCAAGGAGTACGCCCGCGCGATCGTCGACGACTGGGTGCGACGTGAGTTGATTGACGCGGGCGAGACGCTGGTGAACGGCGCATTCGACCGATCCGTCGATGTCACGGAACTGCTGTCGACTGCGGTGCGCGGGCTGGACACGGTGTCGATGACGGGCAGCACGCGCGAGCCGGCGGTCTCGATGAACGCTGCCATGGACATAGCGATTGCGCGGGCTGAGCGCGCGGCGAAGGGCCAAGGGCGCGGCGGCACGCTCACCGGGTTTCCGACGCTGGACCGCGTCTACAACGGCATGCTGCCAGGCTCGCTGCACATCATGGCGGGAAGGCCTGGCATGGGCAAAAGCGCTCTCGGCTGGCAGGTCGGCATCAACGCCGGACTGGCGTGCCGGGACGGCCATTCCAAGGGCGGCGTGTTCTTCCAGTCCCTCGAGATGGAGGCGGGGGAACTGGGCGAACGAGCGCTCTCGGCCTTCGGCAACATCCCTGCGGCGCTGCTGCAGAGTGGCCAGCACCAGTGGCATCGCTCCGCGCTGGCGATGGCGCGCGAGGAACTGGCTGACATGCCGCTCGACATCGATGAGACGGCTGCGCTGAGCATCGGCCAGATCGCGGTGCGCGCGCGGGAAGCGCATCGGAAGTTCGGTGGCCTGGCGCTGATCCTGGTCGACCATCTGCACATCGTGGCGCACGATCCGGACAGCGCCCGCCGCGGCGCGGGGCCGACACAAGCCGTCGGCGAGATCAGCCGGGGGCTGAAGAAGCTGGCGAAGGATCTGAAGTGCCCGGTGCTGGCGCTGGCGCAGCTGAACCGCGGCGTCGAGGCGCGGGAGGACAAGCGGCCCACCCTGTCGGACCTGCGGCAGTCGGGCGACATTGAGCAGGACGCGGACTCGGTGACGTTCCTTTACCGTCCGGAATACTACCTGCCGAAGGACGCGCCGGAGCAGAAGGTGGGCGAGCCGCTGACGCAATGGCAGGGCCGGGTGCGCGACTACGACGAGATGAAAGCGCGGCTCGCCGGCAAGGCGGAGGTGATCTTCGAGAAAGTCCGCGGCGGCAGGCCGCAGATCGTGCGGATGCGATGGGAGGCGGAGACGACCAGCTTCGTCGACCGGAGCGGCGCGTAGCCTGGTTGACTTGGCGCGCGGGACAGAGTGGAAATGAACGGCCGGGGAGCGCGATGGCACGCTGCTCAACCCGGCCTAGCAGCGAGGAGGATCGCCACATGACTGAAGACATACTCAAAAACCCGCATGCGCGCAATCGCAGTGAGGTTCGCGCGTGAGCTTCCGTGCGATGCTTTGGGCGTGGGAGGTCGACGGCCTCACGACCACAACGAAGATGGTCCTGCTGTCCCTGGCACAGCACGCCAATGAGGACGGCGCACATAGCTTCCCATCGGTGGCCACCATCGCAGCCGAGTCCCGTCTGTCGGAACGCGCGGTGCAGAACGCGCTGAAGGTGCTCGAGGCGGAAGGCTACATCACGGTCGTGCGACGTCTGCGGCAGAGCAGCCTTTTTGCGCTGCGGATGGACCTCCACGTGGTGGCGCGACGCGACAGGGCTGCTCGCGTCAAGGGTGCATCTGCTGCGGGGTTGGAGGGTGCACCAGATTCACCCTCGAAGGGTGCACGTGATTCGCCCAAGGGTGACCCTGGTGCGTTTGAGGGTGCACCACGTGCACCCGAACCTGTCCTAGAACCTATTCAAGAACCAGTAGACGCGCGCGCGAGCGAAGCGCCGCCGCCAGGGTTCGAGTTCGGGTTGTTCGGTGACCTGGTGCCTATCGCAGAGGAACCCAGCGTTGCGCGGCCAGCACCACACGCCGCGCAGCCGCGGCCCGCGCTCCCTGTCCGAGACACCCCACAGCAGTCCGCGCCGCCCGGCTACAAGCTGCCGCACAACCCCTTCCCGCGGTTCCTGAACTACGCGCCGATCCCCCCGGAGCCGGCCGGCGATCCGTAGCGGTGGATGCCGAAGCTGTCGGACCCGGAACACCGCTGGGCCTGCTTGGCGCCTGGCGAGGAAATCGATCCGAA